AGGCAAAAAGCGCATGGGCTGAACTGAACAGTCGTGTTGATAAAATGAATGACGATGAACTTAAAGAAATGAGTATCATTGTTGACGCAATCAATGACTTACCTGTTCATACACCAGCTCCAAATCCTAACGCAAAAATAAGTGTACAAGACTAAGAAAGTATGATATAATAATGATAGCAAATATGTCAGGTGATCGCATGACCGCGGTTCGTGTATTTGAAGGAGAGCTCGAGCGTATGAAGGTTCTATCTAACTATCCAAAACAAGTATCTTATACGTCCGAACAAAAGGTTGTGCGTCGCTATCTTCAAGAGCGTATCAACGAAATGACAACTAAAGGACATGGATGGAAAAAATGACTATGCATCTTGTACGTGGCATGACCACTATCAATACACGTAAGCGTAAAGCTAAGAAAAAAACTGCAGCTGTTCTCGAAGAAGAGCGTAAGATGGCTGTATTACTGCAGCGTGTAGGTTATCAAAAAGGTTCTACGTATCGTGCACCTATGCCAAGCTACAAAGTTAGTGAGCCTATTGCACCAACATCAGATAAGGTTGGCAATGGATATGCAAAAGCAGCTAAGCAATATACGGGTGACGAGCTTGCAGGTATCGGCACTCTTCACAAATCAAATATGGTACCAATTCGTAAGGATAGCAATGCGGCTAAAGAAATTGCTACCATGCGTAGAAATTAGCGGGTATAGTATAATGGTTATTATTACAGCCTTCCAAGCTGAGGATCGGAGTTCGAATCTCCGTACCCGCTCCAATGGATGAACATTTCATCTTAGAGCAATTTATGAAGAGATGTGAAAGATATATCTGTATCAATAACTATTCTATAGCACATGCTCGAAAAATATTGCAAGAAAAACGAAATTAACTGTGTACATTTACGTGAAAACATGATAGAATATATTAGGCTACATTTTCAAGGAGAGTTATCATGCCATTAGTGAAACGTAAAAAGAAAAAAATTCCAGCTCGTCGCAGAACTGGTATCGGTGCTGCACCTTTCGATAAAGGTATCGATGCAGTACATTCTTATTTTCATTATGAGATCGATCGTAAAGATTTGATTTCAGCTCTGAAGTCTTATGCAAAAGCAAATACTTCAAAAGAAGATTTTAAATTTGTCAGTGCTTGTCCTGAATATAAATTCTGGGCATTAAGCTATCATTGTGCAACAGCTGCATACGTTACTCATACAAACGATATGAATGATCGTGTACAGTATTGGAAAGATGCTCTTGACAAATATGTTTTAAAGCTTGTTGAGACTGGTAAACCTCTTTACTTTGAAAAGCAAGCAAGATTAAAAGACTCTGATCGTGTTGTATCACTATCACCGATGCAGAGATTACAAAATAAAATATCCAATACCATTATGCAAGATCTACTTGATTATGAAGATGGTTGGATAGAGGGTGAAAAATCTTATATTGATTTGTATGCTCTCTTTAAGAAACATGGACTGCCTGCGTCTGCGACCGCATCAGTTCGTGAGGTGATTGAGGGATGGTTACTTGATTATGAAGATGCCTATCATAAGCGTTGTCCTGATGCCGTTGAAGGTTACTCACATTTGAAAAGACCTGAACTCAATCATCGTATTAAAGCCTGTCAGGCAATGCTCTCCGATCTGGACAGGCTTAAGTCTGCAGCAAAGGCGACTCGTAAGACTCGCATTAAAGCTCCTCGGTCTGCAGACAAACAAGCAGCTAAAATTCAGTACAAGACTGAAGACAATGATTTCAAATTGGCTTCGATACTGCCAATACAAATTATCGGTAAGTTTAGGTTATACACCTTTAATACCAAGTCTCGAATGTTGACTGAATATATTACTACAGCTGCCGTTGGGTTTGAAGTCTCTGGTACTTCCATTAAGAACTTTGATCAAGTGAGTAGCCGCACTATCAAGCTTCGGAAGCCAGATGACTTCTTACCTATTGTCTTAAACAAGACACCTAAACAGATTGATAGTGAGTGGAAAAATCTTACTACTAAAGGCAGTGTACCAAACGGTAGACTTAACAAAGATACAATTCTATTGAGGGCATTAGACAAATGACAGTCGAAGATCAATTTCTAAATAAAGCAAAGTTTTCGAAAATGATCGAGAACACTGTAATTGAAAAATCAATTGGGTATATGGAAGCAATTCTACTGGTTTGTGAGAACAATGCAATCGAACCAGAAGATGTAAAAAAGTTTGTCTCACCCGTAATTAAAGACAAACTTGAGGCTGAGGCAATGGCCTTAAACTTTTTGCCAAAAACTAATTCTATTGATTCCTCTCTTTTCGAATAAGAGAGATATAAATAGATGTACATTACAGCTATAATGTGTTATAATACAGACATATTTCAGAAATAAGGATAATACAATGTCATTCGAAAACTTAAAGCGTAATCGCGACCAAATCTCTAAACTCGTTCAAGCAGCAGAGTCCACCGGCGGTGGTGAAAAAAAGTCATATGTTGATGAACGTATTTGGAAACCGACAGTAGACAAAGCAGGCAATGGATATGCAGTCATCAGATTCCTACCAGCAATGGAAGGACAAGACTTACCATGGGTCAGATACTGGGACCATGGATTTAAAGGACCAACCGGTCTATGGTATATCGAAAACAGCCTTACTTCTATTGGTCAACCTGATCCAGTTGGTGAACTCAACTCACGACTCTGGAACTCAGGCATTGAAGCCGACAAAGATAAAGCAAGAGCACAAAAGCGTAGACTACACTACGTAACAAACATTCTTGTTATCTCTGACCCATCGAATCCTCAAAACGAAGGTAAAGTATTCCTATACCAATTTGGTAAGAAGATCTTTGACAAGATTATGGATGTAATGCAGCCTTCGTTTGCTGATGAAACACCTATTAACCCATTTGATTTCTGGGATGGTGCTAACTTTAAACTAAAAATTCGTAATGTTGAAGGATATCGTAATTATGATAAGTCAGAATTTGAAAGCGCTACTCCTCTCTATGAGGCAGACGAATCCAAATTGGAAGCAGTCTATAACCAACTACATCCAGTCGGTGACTTTACAGACCCAAAAAACTACAAATCATACGACGAATTAAAAGCGAAGTTGATGAAAGTTCTTGGTGAAGAAGCAGATATGGGTGCACCTACTGTAGTTCAAATGAATCAGGTTAATGAGCCTGCTCCAGCTCCAGAACCAGTACAGGCTGCTCCTGTTACTGCCGAAGAGATGAACTCTGTAGATGACGATGACACTATGTCATACTTTGCTAAGTTAGCAAACGACGACTAATTATGAGGAGATGATGTAGGAAGCATTCTGTTTCTTGCATTATCATTCGAATCTTGGCTCCCTCCTGCTGGCAACACTAGGGGGGAGCTACTGTTATTAGTTACAATATTCATATTGCTAGCATCAACTGGTGCAATTACACTTCCTGTAGAACGAGAACCATATTGAGCCATAATATCTGCACTTGGTCCGGTTGGTGGTCTATCAATACTTGGGATCCCAGTCGGTGGTCTTACTGATGGCTGACGAGATTGTTTACTAGCGATCGCTTTGTCAAGTGCAGCAATTTGTCTACGTAATACAGCAGCCTCTTTCTCAGAACCTTCAACTGATGACAATGCTGATAGATTATCTGCCAAATTTTTTCGAAGATCTGCAATCTCTTGATTTGATTTACCGGCAATCATTCTCTGAATATCTGCAGCAGGATCAACAATGGCATCAATATCGTCTTGATAACCGGTTACCATACTAGCAAGTGCAGTCGCGTTCTGTGAATGTCTCATCATTCCAGTGGTTCGAAGACCATACTTTTCTGCAATTTCATCTCGATTTCTACCAGCCATATAAGATTGATAGTCTTCTCGAGCAATACTTTGTTGCTCTCTAAGACGTGCAACTTCTGCTCTATCTGCTTCACTTAGCGAGGCTTCACCACGATTTTCCATTTCTGTAGTTGTAAATATATTCTTGCCGACAGCTTTGTTTACGGCTTTCTTAAATTCATTCGTATATGTAGTTATGAACTCACCGATTTTATCAGCGAATGCTTTTTCTGCTTCAAACATGGCATCACGGAATGGCTGTGTCTTCTTATCAATCTCAGCTCTAAAATCATCGTCAGTATAATATTTGTATGCAGCAGCTGCTGTTAATCCTGCGGCTACAACAAGTAAACCTTTCGTACCAAACAAAAATCCAAGTAGGCTCGGTAGAGCGGCTTTAATTGCAGCAGGAAGCAAAAGAGCAACTGCTCCAGCTGTG